TCGTTCTTCCTAAAAATGATATTATGATTACTAAATGTTTCGTATCTTTTGATTAATATGAAGGGGCACTTCCAATTTCTAATGTAGTCTTGCGAATATCCGGTTCTATTGTTGATATTAACCACGGACTTACGGCAACTTGCGGATTAGGAATTTCAGAGCGTAATTGTAAATTAGCATTTCTTAATGATTGACCGATGGTATTAACACCTATGTGATATCCAGCAGTTAAAAAATTTTGGTCTTCAATATTTGCCTGATTTGATGGATTAATATTAGCCCATATTAAATTTTGCGCATCCTTCGGTAATAAATCCTTTGAAGTTAATTTATCTTTGCGAATACAAGTAGTAGGGTCAGAAGAAGTCTCAAATTTCTCCTTAATATCCGTATATTTACCATTCATATCTCCACCATCTAATGAAGTATAATTACATGAACCTTGGTCATTTGGTTCTAATCCAAAAGTTGATGTATCTACTACGGAAGCTTTGGCGTATGGGTCAAATGAAGCGGTGCTTTCAAATCCTTCCTTCTTTTTATATTTATTATTCATATCTCCATAAAATTTATCGAGACTATTTATACTTTCTTTAAAATAAGATGGAGTTATCATATCAATTGGATTTGTATAATGTTCCTGATTATCCCGCTTATTCTTAGAATTATAAGAAAGAAGGAGTAAAAGGATTAGTAATAATAAAATAGCAATTGAAAATGAAATAACGATGGAGGAACTGTTTGACGCCATATTAAATATATCTTTCTATTATCATATAAATATTATTTTCTTAAAATAATTGTTTTAAGTTTCTCCAATTTAGTTTCCCAAATTTTATTATCCGTTTCTTTAATTATTTCTTGATATAAGTTATTAGCCTTGATTAGCATTTCTCCCATTTTATTTATCCTTTCTTTCGTCTCTTCTTCAAATTGTATTATATCATATTTCCATTCTTCCTCTAATTCTTTTCTATTCCATTCAACATCTTTTATAATTTCTATATTTACATATCTAATTGCCCATTTATTAATAATACTTGTTTTAGATATGTATAATCCTAATAATACTACTTCTAAATTAACGACAAAATCCTTATTTTTTTTATTAGAATTTATGAAATTTATAAATTCATATTTCTCTTTTTCCACATCATCTATTATAATATCTGTCTCTATCTTATCGCTTAATATTAATGTCATTTCTTCTTCATATGAATTAATATAAATATCATCTATATCAATATTATCACAATTCTCATTTATAAACCAAGTTTCATAATTATCCTTTAAACATTCATAAGCGTCCTTATCTATTTTTCTAATATTTTCAATAACCTTTTTATTAATTACTTCTGGAATATTACATTCTATAAAATGCCCCTTTTTATCATTTAACTCTTTTAAATTTTTTATCTTAACTTCATTTAATTCGATAGAAATTTTATTAACGGGATATGAAATATATATTTTTCCTTTCTTCTGCGGATTTTTAAACAAATGTTTCATTCTTAATTATAATAGGAATACTTTAATATTAATGATGAATACGCATAATAAAATCATTAATCTCATAGTTAAATTTGTTAAAGAAGAATTATTAAAAGAAGATATTAGAACGGAAATTATAAAACCAATCTTAATTTATCTCCTTTTTTATATCGCCCCCTTTTTAATAATATTTATTCTTCTTAACTTTTTAACAACTATTATCGCTGTTTTTTTAGTATTCTACATACATAAATAAAAATATTATTATTTAATAGATATTATGACATTACGCAAAAATAAAGGTGGATGTAGTGAATATGCCGAATTAACCAATCAAACCTATACGTTATTAGATAAAGCCCTCAAAGGTGGTAAAAGAGGTGGCTGTCATTCCTATGGCGATGCGAATGCTTCTTCATATATGCTTTCACAAGAAAAAAAAGGAGGTAAAAGAGGTGGTTTTACCTATGGTGATGCTAATGCCTCTTCATATATGCTTGCTAATAAAAAAGGAGGTAAAAGAGGTGGTGATTTAGTGTCAAATTTACAAAATTTATATGGAACTATTACTTCTTCATCAGCACCAGCACCATCAGCAACACCATCAGCACCAGCACCATCAGCAACAACACCATCAGCAACAACAGCACCAGCACCATCAGCAACAACACCCGCGACACCTGCTTCAAAAGGAGGTTGCGGATGTCATTCATCAATAAGAAATGTTAGAAAAGGTGGAGCTATTGAATTAGCACCTTTCGCGGCGGCAGTTGCTCTAATGGCTGCCAGATATATGTCAGATGTTAAAAATTTTGATGATGATATCTTCAATTCATTATCTCCTAAATCAAAATCTAAAAAATCAACTACTAAACCTAAATCAGCAACTAAACCTAAAACCAAATCTTCAACTAAAAAATATTAATATTTCATTTTATTTTTATATTCATTTAAATAAATAATTGACCTTGATATTAATTCATCATATTCAAATGATGAATAATTCTTAATTATAAACCATCCTCTCCTATATGTATTCTCATCCGTTTCAAATGGAAGTTTGCGAATTTTATAAATATAATTATCATTAATAATTATGACAAACATCTATATATTATTTAAATCAATTAATCATTTTTTTAAGTGAGATTGAAATGACTAAAATAAATTCATATATTATTAATAATCATGGATATTAATGATAAACAAATTAAACTTATTCTTCATTCGCTTCTCGATAATTTTGATGTTCCAGATAAAATAAATGTCAGTGATAGTATCTATGATGATACAAGAATAGATGATTGGATTTCTAAAAAACCAAATACCATTGGTGGTTCAATTATCATAAATCATTTAATCAAAAATCCAATTAATAATAAAGAAATTCTCCTTAATAGACAAAATAATTCATTTGAAATTCACGATTATCATCTAAAAATTCTCAAAGAAAATGAAAAAGATTTATTATGGATTTTAAATCTTAAAAAAGAAATTGATGATAATTCATCCATTAAATTATTATTCCCATATCTATATTATTTAAATAATCTTAATAATCATCGTCTTTTTCTCGATATCTATCATCTATATAAAATATTCTTCGTCCCTATTTCTTGTTTCTTATATCCTATCTCAATTATATTTGCCCCCTATTTCTACATCAATAGACAATTCAAATTGAATATATCATTTTTCCAATATCTTAAAATGTTTTATCAAATGATTAAATTAATGCTAAAACCAACTGGGAATTATAAAAAAGATTTATTTAAAATTATCTCCTTTTTCATTTATGCCTTCATTTATATTTATAGCATCTATCAAACCTTCATCCTATCATATGTAATATATAAAATGCGTGATAATTTATTAAAAAAGATGAAAGGTCTAATCGATTTTATAAAAACATCCATTATAATCATCAAAAGTTCTATTAATTCTTGGAAATCATATTACTTATATGAAATTCCTGATAATCTCCATTTAGAAGAATTAGAAAAACTTAATTATGATTTATCAAGCATTTTTAAATTATGGATGAATGAGAATTTAAAAGATAATATTCTAACAATTCTTAAAATTATTTATACATTAGATGCTATTAATAGTATCACTAAACTCAAAAAAGATAAATATTGGTCTCTTCCTTTTTATTCCAATCAAACGAGAATTCTCGCTATTCGTAATCCTATCCTTAATATTCAACAATCTAACCCCGTTTCATTAGAAAAGAATTTAATTATTACCGGTGTTAATGCTGGTGGTAAAACTACCTATGTTAAATCTATCGCATCTAATATCATCCTTTCTCAAACATTTGGTATAATTAATGCCTTGAAAGGTGAAATGATTATATATGATGCCCTAATAGCTATTATGAGAATTAAAGATGAAGTAGGAATATCATCATATTTTGAAGCAGAAACCTCTTATTGTAATAAGATGATAGAAATAGCCGATGAACTTTCTAAAAATGGGAAAAAAGGCGTTTTTATCTTAGATGAGCCGATGCACTCAACACCTCCATTAGAAGCAATATCAGTCGCATATTCAATAACTAAATATCTTGGTAATTTGAAAGGAATTCGTTTAATTATAACAACGCATTTCCATAAATTAATCGAATTAGAAAAAGATAATAATTTTATAAATTTAAGTGTAAGTGCGACTAAAAAAGATGGTAAATTCGTTTTTGATTATAAAATTAAAAAAGGAGGTTCAAGACAAACAATAGCGATTGAATTATTAGAAAAACACAAACTTAAAGAAGAAATTATAAATAGTGCGATAGAAATTAAAAACAAATTATATTTGGATGAATTAGGTAATGATAAGTAAATATTTAACAAATATGAATAATTTAATTCAATATATATTAATGTTTTTACTCCTTCTTTTAATTATTTATCTAATTTATAAAATTTTTCTCGTTGAAAATGATGTATATATCTTAAATGAACGTCTTTCAAAAATAGAAGTTCAATTTAATCAACCTATCACAATAGAAAAAACTAATTTGAATAAAGAAGAAATAGAAATCGCTAATAATTTCATGAATGAAATATTCACAAATCAAGATGAAGAAGAACCATCCTCTATTGATATCGATGAGATTATTAAAAATGACGAAAAACCCGTTGTTAAAGAAGAAATATTTGATTTAAAGAAAGATGTGATGACAACAGATGATAATCAATCTGTTATAAGCTCATCTAATAATAAAAAGAAACTTCAAAAACTTAATTTAGATAAATTAAAGGAGAAATGTCAAGAATTAGGATTATCACAAGAAGGAACAAAAGCAAATTTAATTGATAGAATTTTGGAAGAAACTAATAAAGATGTTTAAAGATTATTTATTCATTTTTAATATAAAGACGAAATGGAAAATAATGATTTGGGCTTAATAAAATTTCCTTTATCTATCTTTAAGGAATTTTATGAAAAAGATTTCGAGTTAAATGAAGTATTATTAAGAAAAGCGAATGAATTAATTGAAAATTATAATTGTTTTATGTCCAATTATGATGCTAAAAGCTTATGGGAAAAGAAAAAGATGATAGCTATGAGAAAAACAAAAACTACTTATAATCCTAATAGAACTAAACCAAGAGTAATATTAATAGATTTTAGTGATGATATGAAATGTAAAAAAGAATTTACTTCATATCTAAATAAATTAACAGATGTTAATAAAGATATTATTTATTCTAAAATCAGTTCTTTTATAAGTGATATAAAAGATGTGAAGATTAAAAATATGCTATTTGATGTTCTCATTAATTTTATAAAAGCATCCTCAAATAATATATATATAGATGTTTTATTTTTATTTGATAATGATTTTATTAAAGATAATATAGACAAATATTTAGAAAAATTTATAAATAATAAAGAATGGATAGCAGATGATATTAAAATTGAAAATAAAGTTTTATATGATAATAATAATTATGATAAATATTGCGTTTATGTAAAACTTAAAAAAAATACATTATCTATATTAAAAGCATTATTAATTATCCTTAATCATTTGAATAATGAAGAAATGATTAAAAAACTTTCAAATGAAATAATCACCGATTTAAATGATTATCTAAAATCCAAAGATTATAAACATATAATTGAACTATTATTAGATGAATTATTATTAATCTTCGATTTTTATAAAGATAATGAGATTATAAATACCCTTAAAAATATTGATTTAAAGGATTTTGAATATTCAACAAAATTTAAAATTATTAAGATTATAGAAAAGTAGTTATGAATTGTCCGCCAGATAAAATACTTAATCCTAAAACTAATAGATGCGTTTCCAAAACTTCGGCAATTGGTAAAAAACTTCTTCAACAAGATTTAAAATCATCTATTATTAAACACTTAACAACCATTAGAAATTATGAAAATTTAAATAATAATAAATTTAAAGCTATCGCCTATTCAAAGGTATTAAATCAATTATATAATTATCAAGGAATTATTAATAATTATGATGATTTTATTAATAATATTAAGGCAGGTGAAAGAATTGCTTTAAAAGTTAAACAATTAATTGATGAAGGTATTATTAAATATGAAGAAGAAAAAATTAAGAAAGATGATAAATTTGTAATTCAATCAAAATTAAAAAAAATTTATGGAATTGGTGAGGCAAAAATTAAAGAATTAATTGATAAGGGTATTAAATCAATAACCGATTTAGAAAAAAATAAACATCTCTTAAATAAAAACCAATTAATTGGTCTCAAATATTATAAAGAATTGAATGAACGTATTCCAATAAATGAATATCTTTTACATAAGGAAATTTTAGAAAAAGATTTGAAGAAATTAAAATACGATTTTGTCGGTTCATTTAGACGAGGTAATAATACTATGGGTGATATCGATATCTTAATTATGAAAGATGATAGATTTAATTTAAATGATTATATTTCTAAATTAAAAAAAATGGGTTATATTAAAGAAGTTTTAGCAATTGGAAATGTAAAATTTGGCGGTATCGTTAAATTAAATGATGAAAGTCCGGCGAGAAAATTAGATATTCTTATTTGTCCTCCTGATGAATATTACTATTCTATACTTCATTTCACAGGATCAGCAGAATTTAATGTAGGTCTAAGAGAATATCTCAAAAATAAATATAACTTATCTTTAAGCGAACATGGATTTAAAGATAGGAATATTAAAATTCCGGATATGAATAGTGAAAAAGAAATATTTGATTTTTTCAATTTAAAATATATTGAACCATCTAAACGCAAATTTTTTCATAATTCTTAAAAATAATATTTATAATAAAATAGAATAATATGAGTGATTTTAATGTTCTTTATATAATCAATGTGATTAATTCTATTTTAACTATCGTCCTTCTATTTTTCGTATATACCTATCTAACAAACCTTGAAGCAAAGGGCTGTGAATGTTCTTCATCGCCTAATGCTAATTTTATCAAGAGCTTCACCCTTTTCGCAATCTTCTATCTCGTGATTACTAAATTTATTCCGGATAGTATGATTAAGGATAATTTCGGCGGTACTTTCCTCATCTTTAAAGGATTTATAGATTTAATATTCTTCGTCGTCTTTATCTATTATCTCTATATCGTCTTCCAATATACTCGCTATCTCGTTAATGAGAAATGTAAATGTTCCGCTGATGTCCGTCGTGAAATTATCATGATTGGTTCTCTTATTGAATTCGCCCTCATATTTATCCTCTTCTTATTCCATTTTATTATCGCCGTTGGTATGTCCGTAGTTTTTGCCGTAATTCGTGAATTAAATGAATCAAGTGATAATATTCGCGATGTTGTAAGAAATCCCATTGGCTCTCTTTCAAAAGTCCCTAAAACCGTTAAGAAAGAATTTGGAGAAATTTCATCATATGTCTCCAAAACAAAAAATGAATTAAAAAAATTAGGTTCTAAATCTTCTAAAAAATAAATCTTAAATATTTAATGTTCTCTTATTTTTTCTTCCTACTGATTTTTTTAATAAATTAACATCCGTAGCATCTTCTATAATTGACGTAATTTCTTCATCACTTATTGATAATGTCTCAATTCTATTATCTACATCTATATTTGGTGATATCTTATTATGAACTGAATTAATTATATTATTTATATCATTAATCGGTTTCTCCGCTCTCATCTGTGGTGGAGCCATCTTGGGACTATTATTAAACGGTTGATTATTCGTTAAACCTCCAAATAAATTACCTATCATACCAAATAATCCATTGTTATTCATTGGTGCATGTGGTTTATTATTAACCCTCTCCTCAACATCTTCACCTCCTCCCATCAACCCCGTATTTTTATATATGAATTGTTTGGCGGCGGCCGATTGAAATTGTTTCATTAATGCCGGATTTGCCTTAAAAACTTCCTCGACACCTGGAATAGAACTTTCCTTAAACATCTTTGAAGTTAAATGAAACATGAAAGCACTTCCGGTTAAACTGATGAATAAGCGTAATTCAGGCGCCATCTTTTTACCCTTCGCCTTATACTTATTATGAAGTTCCTCGAATATATCATCATAATCCGTTATATTCTCATGAACTTGCTCAGACCATCCTTCCAATTTTATAGATAATGGGTCATACCTTGAATTTAAATATTCTGTGCCCGTAACAAAAGCCATCATCATCTTTCTTTGAAATCTAATACTCGCATCTGTATCCTTATCCCTTATTATCCTATCATATTCACTTTTCATCTCATTTAAATCACTACTCATATTGAATTCATGTGGAATTTGATGTCCCTTCGCTTGAAGACGATTTAATTGATATAGAATTTCCCGCTTTTCCGTTAATTCACTCTTCTTCTTTTTCATTATATTTCCACCATCTACACTTTTAATATCATCGTCATCATCTTCTCCATCATCTTCGTCATCATCTTCTTCATCGTCATCGTCATCATCATCTTCTTCTTCGTCATCATCTTCTTCATCATCATCTTCTTCAACAAATTTCTTTTTCGTATCGCTTCTTAGTTTAATTTTATTACTTGATTGAGAAGATAATGAAGATAGAGATGATAATGAAGCGATTTCATTACTAA